TAAGAATAGCAGAAGGATAAACGGAGCTATCGCCGACAACAATGCGGTTGCCTTTACGAGTGAAAACTCCATACTTCTCACCAAGTTCCAAGAGTCCATAGTATCTATCGAGACCTCTAGCATCATAGTATAACCTTGCTTCAACAACAGAATTCTCTTTAGTTAGACGAGACTTTGCTGCCTTAGCTTTGATAATATTTCCGATGACATCTTTACCGTCTTTCTCTTTCTTTTTCGAGAGGTATATGATTGTAGAAGCAGCATACTTAAGACCGCTACCCCCACCCATCTCTTTAGTAGGTACATACGCGCCAACAACATCATAGGTATGATTGGTTACAATTAAAGGAACATTTGCCTTACCCAATTTAAGGGTAAGAATACGGAATATTGCTTTCACAACTTGTGCTCTAGTCATGTCACGAGTGTCTTTACCCTCGGCACTATCTGCTAGTTCTTTAGAAGTTGAAAGCATTCCTAATGAGTCTAGCACAAACATCATTGGTTTGCGTTTATCTTTATCTTGACTTAAGTATTTGTCTAGGATCTGTATTGCCTGTGTCCTAAACTCCTGTACTGTAGTCACTGGTACAAGGATCATACGTGTGCCATCTATGCCACGTTCATCTATCATCTGCCTACTGATAGCAGCTTCACTTTCAAAGTAAACCACACCAGCATCAGGGTTCTCTTTCAAATAGTTCTGAACAATACCCAGACAAAAGAAAGTCTTACCAGTACCACTCTCACCTGCTAAGGCAGTGATCTTATTACTTGGTACACCTCCATGAACTGTACCACTAACGAGAGCGTTAAAAATATAAGAACCAGTGTCAACAAAAGATTCAATGTCTCCCACGCCACCTTCAGAAAGTAAACCAGCATACTCATTGTCAATTGTTTTAACGATATCTTGTAAAAATGATGAAGTCATCCGAATAAAAATTCAAGGTTAGCTACTCTCTCCGTTTCCCATCCTATCACCTTAGTGATAATTTGTAAAGGGTCAAGGAAAGATTTTTTAAATTGGGCATCACGATCTATCTGCCCCTCCAATCCCAACTCCTTCGGAAAGGTGTTAAGAAATGAAATGACATTCTCGTTTATTTTGTTTGGTCGCCTCAAGTACAGATACTTTATCTTTTCTCCCTCTTGAACGAGTGGGTACTTGTATTCAAGTTTGTTCTTTGCGACATGAAAATTATAAAGCAGAGTTCCACGAACATGTAAAGGGGTTCCCTTTGAATACACGGTTCCTGACGCTTTAAATTTGCGTAGTCCATTGACCGACCTTGGAAATGCAATGTCTTCAGGCGGTAACAAATCAAATTCATCCTTGAACTTATCTATAAAGGTTATAAGATCCTCTTCACCACCACTCATCATAATCTTGAGTGCATTTTTAATAGCATCACGACATGGCATAGGAGTAGAAGACTTCACTGCCTCTATACCCATCATCTTTAGTTTGGGTTCATTGTATCTGACACCCTCACTGTCCCATACGTTAAGAATATACCTCTTCTTAGCAGTCCATATACCACTAGATGCTATATTCTCTCGCTTCATGATCATCTTCTGATCATAAGCACTCACGTAGTCGGCCAGTTCTTCATAAGAACTTTGAATATAAGGCTCAAGTTCCATTTCACTGACCTTATTAAGGAACGTGACAACGCTTTCATCAGTTTTCTCTCTGCCCTTGTATACAGTCTCGACCAAAGGACCAAGATTGAGGTAGATACTATCAGTATCACTAGCAATAACATAGTCTTCTCCTTCTGTTTTCAATACCTTATTAAGGTATCCATTCATTTTATTCTCTATCCATCTGATAGATACCTGACCTGATAGAGTAATCGCCTCAGCATTAGCAAGGTTATAGTACCTGAAATACTGGTTACCAATAGCACCATAGGCAGAGTTCAGTTGGATCTTCCTCGCCATCTGGATGTTATTAAATTTCGCAATGTCTTTCTTAAGCTTATTGGAAGGAGAACTTTCATAGTCCTTCTTCGCTTGGATCATTTTCTTTTTATATATCGTTCTCTCATTATAAATCTTCTCCATCATCTCTGGTAGGAACCCTCTCACGTCCTTCCTATACTGTGCTCCATTGGCACACGTTGCATACTCACCACTAATATCAATCTCTTGATTTAGAATCCGTTCAACGCTCGCACTGGGATGTCTAGTCTCCCTGAGGGTTTCTGGACTGATATTGTACTGCATAATAAGGTGAGGATACAGGCTATTGAGGTCAAAATTAACAACCCAATCATAGCGTCCTGGTTTCGGTTCCTTGACATAAGCTCCTGCGTATTTGTCTGATTTATCTGAACGTTTTGCTGGTGGAACAACTAAGTTCCTATCCTTGAGGAAATTATATATGAGAGTGTCCCACATCCTCACCTGATAATACACATCTCGCATATTAACCTTAGCATCATACGCTAGAGCAATAGCAAGTTCAATAAGTTTCATCTTCTCCTCAAGTCTGGAAACAAGTTCCACGTCCTTGATGTTGTAGTCAATGAACTTCTGCCAGTCCTTTGTATAGAACTCCTTGAAGTTTTCAAACTCAGAGTGATCTAACTTATTCTGTCCTAGTTCCACAAATGCTATGTGGTCTAGTCTATATGATTCCTGATTAGTATAAGTGAATTTCTTATACAAGTCAAGATAATCAAGAACATTTATGCCGTAAATATTATAAATGATCTGCTGACGACCTTTTATCTCCAAGTCCTCACGATGAACGATACGCCATGGAGACAACTGCTTCATCTCACGTTCACCAAACAACCGTTCCATACGTCCACAGATGTATGGTACGTCATACAGTTCTACATTCCACCCCGTGAGAACATCTGGGAAATTAGTAGTCCAATAGTGAAGAAAACCACGGAGCAAATGTTCCTCGCTGTCACATAAGATATATTCAACGTCCTTGCGATCCGTCCTATAAGGTTTGGTACCCCATACCTTGATCTTACGGCTGATATAGTCCTGGACTGTAATGCTAAGAAGAGGTTGCGAGCATTCCTGCACGTTAGGAAACCCATTTTCACATGCCACCTCAATATCAAGAGATGTAACCTTAAGACTCTTAAGGTCATAGTCCACTTCACCAGGAAATTCTTTCGAGATGAATTGGTAGAGATATCTGTCATACCCATGAACCTCAAAATTCTCTACAAATTTGTACTTATCAACAAATGCTCTGGCTCCTCTAATCGATTCTAATTCTATTGGCTTAGCATATCTACCGTCAAGTGTCTTATGCTTAGTCTTCTTATCAGTAACGACAAAAAGGGTCGGAGAAAACTTGATCTTTCTTTGAATACGTTCACCATTCTCGTACCCAAGGTAAAGCAAGTTGTCTCCGACCATCTGAACATTGGTATAGAAACTCATTTAGTTACTAGTTCGTACTTTTTCCTAATGGCATCATCAGGTTCTACTATTGTAGCAAGAGTTTCTGAATAAATCAATACGTCTGTGTCAGTTGTGTAACTGGGCCAAGGCTCCAGTGTACCATCATCCTTAATTAGGTACGGATCCTGCAGGTGGCAATTCGGTTCCTCCTCCATCTGTTCCACCTTCGAGATCAGGTGCATTCCCGACCTCAAAATTACTACCATCACTTCCATCTTCATCCTCCAGTACTTGTTCAGCGTCTTTAAATAATTGTTCCATGTCAAGGTCAGAATCAGTAACTCCTGCAATCATATCTTCATGTTGCTTGAAGTTCTCTTCATAATTTTCTTCCTTAATTGCTTGCACATATTGATCAGCAATACTATCCAAAGGATCATATGCTGTTAGTACATGCATTGCAGGAAGATAAAAATCCTTATCCTTACTCAATGGTGCCCAAGGGAACCATGATACTTGATAACCCTTTTCCCTATTGAATACGATACCACCCTCATCAGATACAATATCTAATCTGAATGGTTTATGTAAATGAAATCCAATTGGTTCTTTGGTATCGGGATCTAAGATCTCTTTAGCCTCAGTGATTACTTCCTCACCAGACTTCAATAACAAAAGTTTTACACTCATTCTACGTTGCCACCCATCTGTCTCACGTTAGTAATATATGTATCACGAAGACTAGGTACTGGTTCTAGTATAGTAACAACCATGTTATGATTAACAGGAATTCTATTCTCTGGAGTAAGTGGACACCATGGTGAATAATTTACTTTCACTTCTGGATTTGTTATTAGACCAGTACCACTAAGTTCTGGTTGCTCATACTGAACCTTGTAGGGGAAGTTAAGTATGTAAGCTTGACGTGCACCACTGTCCTTATCAACTGCTTCCTGAACATCAGCAATAATATTATCACCATTGAACATGATGACAACCTTAACACGATCTGTATTAATAATTGGACCAGTCGTCTCAGGTGGTGTTACATTTATTGGTTCCTTCTTGGCCATGACTTAAAGCTTTATTAGATATTATAATAGGGAGACTGAACTTTGTCAATCCCCCTATGTATGTGTTAGATATAATCCTTACGTGTGTGATGATCAGGAACTATTTTTCCTAGTCGTACCACAAGTAATCCGTCGCTGAATTCAACCTCTCGTACTTCGGTATCATCTGAGATTGTCCAGACCCTATCGAAAGAC